GTGCTCACCGAAGCTGAAAAGGCTGGCGGTATTGGCAAACTTCTGCTTCCGTTCGTAAAGGACCGTGTCAAGGTTCAGTACGACGAAGGCGGTACGCCTACCGTTCAGGTGGTGGACGACAACGGCAAGCCTCGTTACGACAACGACGGTAAGTTCATGTCGGTCACTGACCTGCTGACAGAGATGAAGTCTGACAGTGGCTATGCTCCCTTATTCAAGGGGAACGAAAACAGCGGTGGCGGAGCACAACCCGGTAGTGGTGGCAACAGTGGAGGCGGTACGCCTAACGTGGATCGTAGCAAGATGTCTGTTCAGGAGAAATCCGACTACATTTCGAAGCACGGTCAAGAGGCTTACCTGAATCTGCCTATGTCGCAACCGGAACAGAAATCCACTAATCCTGCTTCCCAGTGATTTTCATAACTGAAGAGGATTAACAAATGGCCGCAGGCGACAAGACTGATTTCGTAATCTATCATGACCAGATGCAGTCTGGTTTCGTTGAGACGCTGGTCCAGCAGACCAATGCTTTCAACGCCGCATCGCAGGGGGCAATTCGCCTCGTGCAGAACCGTGTCCTGGGTGACTATGGTCAGGAGTCGTTCTTCGAGAACATCGCCAACCTCGTCACGCGCCGCGACACTTCCAGCATCGCTGCTGCAACGGACCTGCCGCTGACGCAGGAAGAGATGATCAGTGTCAAGCTGAACCGGAAGATTGGTCCGGTAGCCCAGACGCTGGACGCCTTCCGTAAGAAGCAGCTTCGTGCCGACGCCGGAAGCCTCAGCTTCCTTATCGGTACGCAGGTGGCCAAGGCAGTCGTGGTCAACCAGCTCAACACGGCAATCACGGCGATGGTGGCTGCGTCCGGTGCGAACACGGATCTGCAGGAAGACGACTCGGGTGCAACCGTTACGACCTCTGGTCTGGTGGATGCACTGGCGAAGTTCGGCGACGCAGCAGACCGCGTGGTAGCGTGGGTGATGCACTCCAAGGTCTACTACGACCTCGTCAAGGAGCAGATCAGCCAGAACGTGTATGGTATCTCCAACTTCAACATCCAGGCTGCTCGCCCGGTGACGCTGAATCGGCCGGTTATCGTGACCGACTCTCCGGCTCTGCTCACCACCGGTACGCCCAACACCTACGACACGCTCGGCCTCGTTGCCGGTGCCTGCTCCGTAGAGGACAGCGAAGAAGAGATGATCCATGCCGAGATCGTTACTGGTCTGGAGAACCTCGTGGTCCGTATGCAGGGCGAGTTCGCCTACAACCTTGGGCTCAAGGGCAGCAAGTGGGACGTTACCAACGGTGGCGAGAACCCGAACGATACTGCCGTGGGCACCACCACGAACTGGGACAAGGTAGTGTCCGACAGCAAGGACCTGCATGGCGTCCAGCTTCGCACTCAGTAATTGATTGCTGAGCAACGTCTAGACAACAGGAGACTGTGATGGCAGTGGAAAAGAGACCAATTCTGGTGTTCAGTGAAGATAGTGAAAAGCTGGTTTCTTATCTGACAGAACGGCGTGCGGAAAACGATGACAAGACTGTCAGGTTTTTCGCACGCAATCCTCGCCTCTTCCGTATCAGTGATATGGAACGGGCTAGGAAGGCGGTTCTGCTAGATGACAGCGAACACTCTCAGACTATCGCTGAAGCCTATGCCGATCGTAATTCTAAAGCCGTGGAAGCCGAACAGACTGAGGTGGAAATGGTCGAGAGTTACGAGCCTCTGACAGAGGAACAAAAGCAGGAACTGCGCGGTGGTATGCCTGATTTCACCAAGTTCACTATCCAGGAACTTCTGGAGTATGCCGAAGCTGAATTCGGTGAAAAGGTGATCGGTGCTAAGAAGGCTGACATTGTCAACAAGGTTCAGCAACTCTGGAAAGAGGCTCAGGCTGGCGAAGGCAACGCCGCACCTAAAGAGGTTGATCTCGAGGAATAAGGTGAAGCCCGATGGCACTAGTCGTCGAAGATGGAACTGCTAAAACGGATGCTGAAAGTTACGTCAGTGTCGCTGATGCTGATACGTACTTCAGCAATCGTGGTAACGCTGCATGGGCGGCGCTAACCACCGAGCAGAAGGAGCAGGCGCTACGCAAAGCGACCGACTACCTTGTGGCGGTTTACCGTCTCAGGTGGAAGGGACGTCGTGTGTCGCAGGATCAAGCATTGGATTGGCCACGTTATGATGCGTATATCATAACCGACCCATTCCACACCAGCGGCATTCTGGCTGACGATTGGCTTATAGCCGCCGACGTCGTTCCTGTGGAAGTAGAGCGTGCCTGTGCCGAGCTAGCCGTTAGAGCGGCTGGAGATACTCTGATAGAGGACTTGGACCTCACAGATGCTCGCGGTTCGGTAGTTAAGCAGAAGGCTGGTTCGGTCGAGATTCAGTATAAGAACGATCATGAGCTGAGTAACGTCAAGAAGTTTCCGCTCGTGGAACGTTTGCTGGACCCACTGATCGAAGGTGAGAATGCCAGTCGCTACGGAGGCACTATTGAGGTGACACGCGCATGACCGTACTCGATTCGCAATTAAGACCCGCCGTTGCAGAACTGGCAGCGGAACTTGGCTTTGAGTTGAAGCTACGGCGAACGACACGGACATTCGACAACGTTACCAACATGGAAACAGGGACACCGTCCGTGGCGGAGTATCCGCTGCGGGCAGTCCCGCCTTCGGAGTTTGAGTACTCCACAATCGACGGCGTTAATGTAGTGCATGGCGATATGAAACTGTTGTTGCCTGCCGCTGATTCAGACGGAAATGACGTAGTGGTCGAACCGAGTGCAGAAACCGATGTGCTCATATTCGACAACAGGCGTTGGAAGATCGTAAGAGTAATGCGTATCTGGTCTGGTGAGCAAGTGGCGGCATACGAGTTACAGGTGAGAGCGGCCTGATGGCTAGAGGCAAAAATCTTCAAGGGTTTGAAAAAGACCTGGATGATTTTAGCAAGCAGATACGAGTAGAGTCTGTTCAGCTTCAGAAAGCTGTCGCCTTTCAGTTTCTTCGTCGCATCGTAGAAGTGAACCCGGTAGGTGACCCTACAAATTGGAAAGGTTACGAACCGGGCAGGACGTACGGAGGTTATGTAGGTGGAACGTCTCGATCAAACTGGCAGGTGTCGGTTGATATTCCAGCACTCGATACGCAGGACAATATCATATCGGAGCAGGCCGTAGTAGACCGAGGTAATGTGCAACTAGCTCAGTTACCACCTTACCGCATAGTGTGGATTACGAATAACATGCCGTATATCAATCGCATTCTGGAGGAAGGCTGGTCTTCGCAAGCGCCTCCAGGTACCTTCACCTATGTTCTGCAAACTGTCAAGCTGGAATACGGAATAGGGATATGAGAGACGCTGACGCTCAGACAATTCGCACTCAGGTGCTGTCCGTATGGAACGGTAGTGCCTATGCCAGCGATTACGACATGGTCATGGACAACCGAGACTACGAACCGACTGACGGTACTCCGTGGTTGCGGTTCTCTCTTCGGCCGGGTCCAAGGCGTCAGGCAGCATACGGCGGCGTACAGAAACGCTACCGTACGTTAGGTCAAGTCATCGTATCCGTGTTTCTGCCCCGCAACTCTGGCGATGGTCTGGTATACGCACTGTCGGAAGTGTTTCGCACAGGGCTGGAGAATCAGACGTTCAGCGGTGTGGTTTTCCGCACTGTGGAGCAAGCCTACGTGGGTCTAGACGGACAATGGAATCAATGGAATGTACGAAGTGAATTTTACGTGGATGACGTGAGGTAAAAAACATGGCTAACGCAAGCGAAGCGCAACTTTACTACGTCAACGAAACGGTGCTGGGCACTACGCCAGCCGCCGCGCTGACGGAGTTGCGGTTTACCAGCGAGGGTCTCAAGAAGGTGACTGCGGCACAGCAGTCTAATGAGATTCGAGCAGACCGCATGGTGCCTGACCTTATTCGTACTGCGGTGAATGCTGCCGGACCCATCAGCTTCGAGCTTTCGTACGGCGCGTACGACGACCTGCTCGCTGCCCTGATGATGACCGACTGGCAGACCGATACGCCGAGTACTGGTGTGGACAGGCTTATCAACGGAACAACCAAGAAATCCGTAACTCTGGAAAAGCTGTTCAGTGATGTGAGCGAATATATGTCGTACCCCGGTGCGCGTATTGGCAGCATGTCGCTCAACATGACTCAGGGTGCTATTGTCACCGGACAGTTCGACGTACTGGCACTGAACGAGGTTCCTGCAGGAGCCACGGTCGGTACTGGTGCGGCTAACGCTGCCCCTACTGGTGACGTAGTGAACGCTGTGGACAACATAGCCAACGTGCAGGAAGGTGGCGGTGCCTTTACAGGTGACGTTGACAGCATCACGCTTCAGGTGAGCAACAATCTGCGAGCGCAAAATGCTATCGGCTCTGCACAGGCTATCGGTATTGGTCTGGGTCGGTTCAATGTGAGTGGTACGTTCCGTGCCTATTTCGAGAGCCGCACGCTCTACGAGAAGTACACGAACTTCACTGCCAGCGACCTGAGCTTCGACATCACCGATGCCGCCGGTAACAAGTACAGCATCAACATTCCGAGACTGAAGTTCGGTGACGGACAGGTGCTTACCCCCGGTAACGACCAAGACGTCTACGCCGAGCTGACCTTTACCGGTATTCGTGACAGCAGTACTGACGCAATGCTCATCATCGACCGAGATCCCGCATAAGCGGTAGGGAGTAAGAAATGAAGTTCGTAGAAACATATCTGACCGACAAGAAAGCTGAACGTGAAGGAACGTGGGTTCCCATCGGCGACGGCGCTCAGGTAAAGGTTGCCCGAATCGGCACGCCGGAATACCGAAACCGTCTACGCCAGTTGGGTAAACCCTACGAACGTCAGATCCGAAAGGGGAACCTCAGCCCTGAGATTAACGAACAGGTAACTGTCCAGGCGCTTGCAGAAGTGATTCTGTTGGACTGGACAGGTATCGAAGGTGAAGGGCTTGAGCGTTTTGGCGTGACAGTAGCTGCGGACAACAGCGTGCCGTACAGTGTAGAAAACGCCAAGATTCTCCTGATAGAGTTTCCTGATTTCCGAGACGAAGTAGTTGACCTAGCGAGTAATGTCGAAACGTTCCGCGCAGAAAACGTGGAAGATGCGTTGGGAAAATCCGAGAGTTCGTAGACTGGTGGGCAAGATGGGGCGAATTTTATCCGAAGCTACTGGAACGGGAAAGCAGAGGCGATTCCGTTCCAGCTTTGGAAAACATGCCCATACTCTACGAGGATTTACTCCCCTACTGGGAAGCATTTGTCACGCTAGCCCCGGCACGTGGAATGTCTGGAGCAATACCGCTGAGAGAGATACTCGACTACTGCGAATTGTACGGAATTTCGGACAAGCAGGATTTTTGCGAATACGTACGTATGATCGACCGAGAGTACTCCGTAGCTCAGGCGAAATATCGCAAGCTGCGGTCGGAGGATAAGTAAGTGCCAGAATCTTATCTACGCTTAGGTATCGACGCCCGACCAATGAAGTCGGGGGCCGAACAGGCGGATAATTCTCTCAACAAGGTTCGGCGCGGTGCGCGTCGCACTACTCGGGAAGTTGACAGCACCACCAATTCGTTCAAGCGTATGCAGACAGGAGCCAATGGTCTTGCTCGCGTACTTGGCGGACTGGGCGGTAGCTTGGCGTTTTCAATGGTGCTGCGAGAAACTGTTCAGCAGTTCAGTGAATTTGAACGCTCCCTTGTCAGCATCACAGCACTTGTAGGTCAGAGTCGTGGGCAGGTAGAAGAATACAAAGACGCGATACTGGACCTAGCTCCTGAGGTTGGTCGCGGTCCGGGCGAATTGGCCGATGCGCTGTTCTTCGTCACCTCTGCCGGGTTTGAAGGAGCAGAGGCTCTCGACGTACTGGAGGCCAGCGCCAAAGCTGCCGCCGTTGGACTTGGCGAAACGAAAGATATTGCCGACGCCGCCACCAGTGCGGTGAACGCATATGGTGTCGAGAACCTCAGTGCCTCGGCCGCAGTCGGTACGCTGGTTGCCACGGTGCGTGAAGGTAAGCTAGAAGCGAGTGAACTATCGCAGGTCATTGGTCGAATTGTTCCGCTGGCGGCTGAAATGGGCATCACCTTCCAACAGGTCGGTGCTACTATCGCATCACTTACTCGTATCGGCATCAACACTAACGAAGCCGCTACCTCTACAGTGAATATCTTCAACAATCTGCTGAAACCCGCAGCAGAGGCTGAAGAATTGATGGCCAGCTTCGGGCTTACCCTTGGCGATGTACGTGAAAATCTACGTGAGCGAGGATTGCTGAATACGCTGTTGGAGCTGAAGAATCTGTTCGGCGATAATGAAGAGGCCATGACGCAACTGTTCCCTTCAGTGCGTGGCCTCACAGGTATTCTGGCTCTTGTCGGTGAAAACGCCGAAAGTAACGTAGAGGTAATGCGCGCACTGGCCAATGAAACTGGCGGGTCGTTGAAGAAAGCCTACGACGATACTGAGGGTAGTGCCCGAGAGTTAGAACAGGCACAGGCTGAGCTAAGCACGGCGCTTGTCAGAATCGGTGAAACTACTGCGCCACTGGCTGCTAAAACGATGTCGGATTTGGCTAGCGCCCTGACCGATGTGGTTGCCGGTATGGAAGCTATCGGTCTTATCGGAAGAAAATCTCTACCTTCTGAAGAAGAGCTGGGACCGGTAAATCAGTTTCTTAAAAACGTGGGAGACTACGTATTCCAAAGCCCGTATGACCGAATAGTTCAGTGGGGTGAAGCTCTGGCCGAAGCTATAAACGGACCTGCCGAACCACTGGACAGGTTACAGCAACAGCTTGAATTACTTGAGCTTGAATTGTTCCGTGCCGAAAATGGATTGGCAGATGCCTTCGGTACTCGGCCGGTAGAAGAAATTCGCCGCGCTATACGGGCACTGAAAAGCGACATGGAATCTCTTACTCCCGCCAGCAGCGGTCCTCAACTGGTAGATTTTGCCGGTACCGTAGGGGATGCTATTGCTGGGAATAAAGCAGATCGATTCTTGCGTAAAGATCAATCTCTCGAAGAACGTCGCCGTGCAACAGTGTTTACCCAAGAAGAACAAGCTCTTCTCGAAGAAGCTGAAAAGCAATATGCCAGTGTGATAGGAGAGCTTGAAACGCTAGAAGAAACTAAGAGAATTGTTGAACGAGCATTTGCTGATAACAGAGGGGCACTTGAATACCGCCTAATAATGGAGGGTCTTTCGGAAGATGCTGCCCAGCTTCGTGAAAAACTGGCAGAAGTACAGCAGTCTGGTCAGCTACTGACTCAGGAAGATGCTGACACAGTAGCTGACCTGCGAAGAGAATTTACTCCTGCATTGGTAGAGTTAGAAGAGCTCACCACTGCCAAGGAAACGTTGGACCGAGCCTTTGCTCAGGGAGAATCGATCGAAGGTTACGGAGAATTGGTCAGGCGTATACAGGAAAGAATGCGCGAACTCAAAGACGACCTTACCGGCGCTTCCGAAGCTACTACCGCGTTTAACGAATTGTTCGACGCAGGAGCTACAGCAGAAGATCAGTTCGAGACTAAACTTGACCGCATAGCAGATCTGCAAGTTACCTTGCTGGAAAACGGTTACGACCGTGTAGAGGTAGAGGAACTGGTAGCTAAGGCGATTGCAAAAACAACTGACGAATATAAGATGCAGTTGGCTGACAGTATAGTAGCTACTGACAGGTTAGAGCAGATAGGTATGCAGGCGGGCGACGCCATTACTAACAGCATTGAACGCGCCACGTTTGCCGCGGATGAGCTGGGCAGCGCGTTTAACAATCTTCTATTACAG